AATTTGTATGGTACGTTAATGTCTATAAATGAAATACTTTATTGGATTTTGAATGAAAATATGTTGAATAATTTGATGGGTAGTAAGGCTGGTTCAGAAGAAATTGATACAACCTCAGACCCACCTAAAGTAGTTGCACGGGGTGTTATATTTCCTGTTTTATTACATGAATTAGTCAAAGGAACATACGATGTCATAGGAACCTTTGGTTTACCATCAAACCCTGACCAACAAAAAGCGGTAACGGGGTATGAAGATACATTACCTGCAGAAGTTTGGGATTTAAGATTTGGTCCAATTTTTTGGGAAAAGTTAATTACCACTTACCCGAACAAAATTTTCGAACCTGGTCAAAAATTCATTCAAAATTATCTTTTTCAAAAATTTGTGATGATAAGTGCTGAGGATTTCATTAATTTGACTAAAAAGGTTTTAAGTGGAGATCCTAAGGCCAACCAAATTATTGATAGAATGGTAAATGAAATTGTGAGTAAATTAAATGAACTTGAATATCAAAGAGGTCAAGAAGATAATGACGATGATGGTGATGATGATGGGTTGGGAGATATAAATATAGACGATCTTTTCAAATAAAGTTGATGGAATGGGTTTTTCAAAAGAACAATTATTACTTGAGTACACTAAATGTGTAAGGAATACTGAATATGCTTTAAGAACGTATTTACAAACTTACGACAATACTCAATCAAAATATGTTCCATTAGAGTTATTTCCTGATCAAGCAAACCTTATCAAAGATTACGAAGAGTACAACGAAAACATTGCCAAAAAGTATAGACAAGCAGGGGTATCAACGGTAACTGCTGCTTGGATAAGTAAGAAATTAGCTTTTGCTCTCAAGAACAAACCTGAAAAGGTTTTGTGTATTGCAAATAAGTTAGATACGGCTGTTGAATTTGCAAATAAAGTTAGAGGATTTATTGACCAATGGCCTAGTTGGGTTGGTATAACATATAGTGCAGAAAAAAACTCGCAAAGACACTTTAAAATATCGAATGGATGTGAAGTAAAAGCGGTTGCAACATCGAAGGATGCGTTACGTGGTTATACTCCTACAATTCTAATATTCGACGAGGCGGCGTATATCGAGGCCGATAGTGATTTTTGGGCGGCTTGTATGGCCTCATTATCCACAGGTGGTAAAGTTATTGTAATATCAACACCAAACGGGTATGATCCAATTTATTACGAAATTTACGATCAATCAATAAGAGGTATTAACGACTTCAAAATATCAGAAATGTTTTGGTGGAGAGATCCACGATACACAAAAGATTTACAATTTATCAAAGTAGATGATTTAATACATTTTTATTTGAACAGAGATGAATATCCAAACCCTGAAATAGTTGATGTTTCAGAAAAATTACCTGCGGATAGAGATTATGACGAAATACAAAGACTTATAGATGATGGATTCAAACCAACCTCGAATTGGTTTGAAAAAATGGTCAAGAAATTAAAGTATGATAAAAGAAAAGTTGCTCAAGAATTAGAGTGTAATTTTTTGGGGTCAGGAGATAACGTATTCGATTCAAACTTGGTCCAAAAAATATTAGAAAACGATGTTAAAGACCCATTAAATAAAATGGTTAGTGGTGGATTATGGTTGTGGAACGAACCTATCATAGGTCACAGATACATTATGGGTGTAGACGTTTCGAGAGGTGATAGTGAAGACTTTTCAACTTTCCAGATTTTTGATTTTGACGATAAAGAACAAGCTGTTGAGTATTTGGGAAAACTCCCACCTGATAATTTAGCTGACATAGTTTATAAATGGGCAACTATGTATAAAGCCTTTGTAGTAGTTGATATTACAGGTGGAATGGGAGTTTCTACAGCAAGAAAACTCCAAGAACTTGGTTATAAAGAACTTTATGTGGATGGTATGGACATTGCGAATAAATGGAAATTTGACCCAAAAATGCAGGATAAAATACCTGGTATTAATTTCAACAATAAAAGAGTTCAAATTATTGCTGCGTTAGAAGAATATTTTCGACATGGTTTGAAAATACATTCTATTCGTTTAGTCAACGAAATGAACACTTTTGTTTATGTGAATGGTAGACCAGACCATATGAAAGGACAACATGATGACCTTATTATGTCTTTGGCTATGGCGGTCTATGTTGCGGATTATTCATTTGCTCAGTTACAAAAAGTTTCACAACAAGCAAAGGTTTTACTAGAATCATGGGAGGTTAAATCGTACGAACAACCAGCGACAACACATTTTAATCCCGCATTACCAAATACAAATTATAGAGAAAATCCTGCGTTTAGAAATCAACCTTCGTTAAATGATTATAAAGAATATTCATGGTTGTTTGGAGGCGGTAAGCGTTGATTTAATTAGTCGAATATTTATTGTTAATTATGGAAAATAAAAATTTAACGGTTTGGCAGAGATTATCTCAAAGTTTAGGGCCAAATTCTTTATTGGGTCAAGATTTACCAACATATACTTTTGATAAAAAAGAATTACTCAAGACCCAAAATAAAGACGAATATGAAAAACAAAAACTTCAAGCTCAACAAACATATTATCTTGTAAGTCAATGGGCTAAAGTTGAAAATAATCTATACAATCAAGCGGTGTATTATGAACCAACAAGATTGGCATCATATTATGATTTTGAAAGTATGGAATACACACCTGAAATTGCCTCAGCATTAGACACATACGCTGAAGAATCAACTACGGTCGATGAAAATGGATTTATGTTACAAATCTATTCGGACTCACCGAGGATTAAATCAATTTTAGCTGACTTGTTTAATAATGCTTTAGATATCAATACAAATTTACCTATGTGGACGCGTAATACCGCTAAGTATGGTGATAATTTTGTGTTTTTGAAATTAGATCCTGAAAGAGGTGTTGTTGGGTGTCTACAATTACCAAATATAGAGATAGAAAGGATCGAGGTTGGTATGAAAGGTAGAGCAACCTCAGGTTTTGGGGCAGCACAATCATCAAGACCAGATGTGAAAAGTTTGACATTCACTTGGAAAAACAAACAACTTGATTTTAATAGTTGGGAAATTGCACATTTTAGATTGTTAGGAGATGATCGTAAGTTACCATATGGTACATCGATGACTGAGAAGGCAAGAAGAATTTGGAAACAATTGGTGTTAGCTGAGGATGCGATGTTAGTTTATAGGACCTCACGAGCACCTGAGAGAAGAGTTTTCAAAGTTTATGTCGGAAATATGGATGACGCTGATGTATATCCATATGTACAAAGATTTGCACAACAATTCAAAAAAGACCAAATAGCTGACCCTAAAACGGGTAATGTCGATATGAGATTCAATCAAATGGCGGTTGACCAAGATTTCTTTATTCCTGTTAGAGACCCTGCCGCACCAACACCTATTGATACCTTAGCAGGGGCTCAAAATCTTTCTGAAATTGCTGATATCGAGTACATTCAGAAGAAACTTCTAACAGCTTTAAGAATTCCTAAAGCATTTTTAGGATTTGAAGAACCCGTCGGAGATGGGAAAAATTTATCACTTCAAGATATTCGTTTTGCTAGAACGATCAATCGTATTCAAAAATGTATGATTGCTGAACTAAATAAAATCGCAATAATTCATTTATTTCTTTTAGGGTTTGAGGATGAACTAGGTTCATTTCAATTGTCTTTGACCAATCCATCAAAACAAGCTGATTTACTTACTGTGGAAGTTTGGAAAGAAAAAATGTTATTGTATCGAGATGCCGTTACAAAAATTGAGGGAATTGCACCCGTGTCCACAGCTTGGGCTAAAAAACACATACTTGGTTTCTCTGACGATGAGATCAAATTGGATCTTAACCAACAAAGAATGGAGATCGCAGTTGCCGCTGAGTTGGCAAATACTCCTAACGTTATTAATAGAACGGGTATATTTGATAATATTGATAAACTGTACAGTAAATCAGTTTTAAGTGGTGAAACCGCCACGAGTGGATCTGTTCCACCTAGTGGTGCAGAACCTTTACCACCTATGGGTGGTGAATTAGGCGGTATGGCACCTGGCCCTGGTGGTGAAACACTTCCTCCTCCTGAAGAACCGACATTGGCTCCTGAAAATACAAAGAAGTCCACAAATATTATTCTAGAAAGATTGGAAATCGAAGAAAAAAGTGAGATTGATTTTGATAAAGGAGAAAAAATATTACAATCAATAAGTCAAGTATTGGATAAATTGTCGGACGATAATATTTAATAAATAAACATTATGAAATTCGGAGAACTTTTTTCATCAATAGAAGATCATCTAATCTCGTCATACCAAAATGGTATTTTCGAACAGGAGATTAAAAAATTCAAGAAATTGGTTCTTGAAAATAAAGATTTAACTTCTGTATTTTATCACTATCAATCATTAAAAAACACAAGGTCTTTAGATAAGGACACTGCTGAAATTTTTATTCAAGAATCTGTAAAACAGATTGAAGAAAATAAAAAATCGGTAAAGAAAAAATTAGTCGAATTTTGGGTTAAAGAAATCAAAACTGATAACATATACGAGGATATTGATAATTTAATTTACCCTGATTTCACAAATTTGGTGGAGTGTGCACACTCTAAAAAAAGGTTAATTAATCAACTTTCAGAAGATACAGAAAAGAAAGAAAATATCAATTTACCAATTAATTCTATTCTAAAGATAGCAAATAGTACCGCATCTAACTATATTTCAAATTTAGATGAAAATACTCAAAAAGAGTTGATGAGTATTTTGACAGAGAGTGAAGAAACTCTACAAAAAAAATATGACGAATTCAAAACCAACACTATCAATAAATTACTAGACATCTCAAAAGAAAATACTGAAGACATTTCTTCAAAAATTCAAGAAACCATCAGTACCATTGAGAAAGAAACT